ACCCTCCCGACCCCAACAAACCGCCCCCTCCCATAGTGGAGCCAGCGCACGATATGACAATGATCGACGGCCAGGGGAAGGAAATCTCCGTCGGGCAATACATCGGTTGCAAGGTCGTGCAATGTCTCAGCCTGGCCTAGCCGGACCCGGCGTTCATCGCCATCACGTGAACGCGCACCCCGGCCCCGACAGGCTCGGCGACGCCCGTGCCGCGGCGTGCCCGGGTCCGCCAGACTCGCACCACCGCGCACCAGGCCGTGACCTCTTCCAGAGCGACGAGGACGGTGCGGTCGTCATCGTCCGGGCACGGGTCAACCGCCGTCGCCTGGACGACCGGAGGGGCCGCGTACGGGGCCGGGAACACCCACTGGGCGCGGCCGTCCTCGCCGGTGGCCAGCACAGCCGCCGCAGGCCCGGCGGGCGCACCCACGATCACGTCGGTCGGCAGCGGGTCCTGCTCGCCCGGCTGGCCGGTCTGCCTGCGTCCGGCGATCCGTGCCCGCTGGTCGAGGTGGCCGAGCACCCCGCCCAGAGGGTTGCCGACGATCCGCCGCGCCGGTGATCCACGCATCGCCATCAGGCCGCCTCCGTCCCAGCCGCCGCCACCTGCACCTGCACCGACTCACGGCCCGCCGAGTTCTCGCTGCCGCCCGACTCGGTGACCTTCACGCCCATGATCTTCAGCCGCTGCGCCACCTTCCGGCACGTCCCCGCGCTCGTCACATCGAGGCACCAGCCCGGGACCAAGCTCGGCACGTCGATCGCCGCCTCCGGGCTGATCGTCACCTGCTGCGTGTCGATGAACACCGGCACCAACAGCGACGCCCGCTGCCGGGCCTTCGCCGACTCCGCCGCCGACGCACTGTCGGTGATCTCCGACTGCTCCACGTACCGCTCGTGCAGCCCGTAGTAGTCGTCGACGCCGCCCGCCTCACCGATGACGCCGCTGCCCTCGCTCCCACCGGCGACGACCCACCGGGTCACCAGGGAATCGCCGTCCTCGGCGACCTCCAGGCCGTCGGGCAGGTCCGCGTCCGACAGCCGGCCCACGCTCTCCATGAACGTCTCGGGCAGCAGCAGGATCTTCGACCCGATCGCGGTGAAGTCCAGCCCGGCCTCGGCGAGCTGGCGGAGGTGGTCGCCGGTCTGCCCGATGTTCGCGCTGTACGACCGCGAGCCGTTGATCCCGGCCCGGCCGATGACCTCCACGGTGTGCCCCGGGTCGTCGGGCCGGAAGCCGTCCTCGATCAGCCACTCCGCGATGTCCATCACGTCGACGCCCGTGAACGTCCGCGACGCGTGAGGGACACGGCGGTCCAGCCAGGCCAGGATGTCCTTCGCGGCCAGCTCAATCCCGTCCTGCGTCCAGCTGATGTTCGTGATCGGCCCATCCCACACGTACTGGTCGTCACGAAACACAACCAGGCGGTTCCTCCAGCTGGAGATCCGGCCGAACTGTGTGCAGCAGTCGAATCCCGGTTGGACGACCGCTCGCGCCGTGCTGACCCCATCGAGCACCCGATTCCATTCGCATTCCACGAGCACGTCGGCGACGGCGACCGTCGCGCCGCCTTTATCGAGTACAACGGCGCGATGACTTCCGCATCCAGCTACAGACAAGGCCGGGCCCTCTCCTTGGAGACGAGCCCGGCCCAGAACCAGCGACTCCCGGCTAATTGTGCAGGTGCTTCCAGGAAGCGCCCCGGCCTACCTCGCGGATTGTCTGCACCGAGACCCCGTACTCCTCAGCGAGCTGCCGGGTATTGCCCCGGAACAGGAGGTCCACTCCAGGAACCCACCTCTCCCTGATCTCCCGGGCCTGCTCGCCGGTGAGGATCGAATGGAAGCTCTCAGTGACGTTCCGGTCTCGCATGTTCTCTGTGTGATCACCGAGCTTCAGGTGGCTGATGTTGATGCAGCCGTGCGCACCGCTGCCGTTGTTGCACCGGTGCAGCACGTCGTGGTCGCCCGGATCGCCATGCCGGATGATCCATACGGCTCGCGCCGCCATCATGTGGACGCCCTCGTACATGACCGTAGGACGCTCAGCAAACCCCTCAAGGACGATGCACTCAGTTGTCGTTGCGTAGGCGGCGGCCTCCATCTGCCTGCGCCGGGCTTCGATATCGACCCAGCGCTTGCGTACGCTGGGATCGGCCCCACCGTGCTTGTTGGACCACGCCCGGCACCCCGCGCACCAATCCTTCCGGCTCTCGCTCACCGGCTTGCCGCACAGCCGCTCGTCAGCCATGACGACGACGCAGAAGCGTTCGATCGTGTGATGCTGCAGCCTGATGTGGTGCAGGTTGATGCAGCCGTACCTCTCGCACGTCCGCATGATCCGGCCACCTACTGGCACCTCCCGGTTGGCCATCAGCCAAACCGCCCGGGTCGCCTTCATCGACTCGCCGCCGAAGCTGACGCAAGCGTCGGTGGTGCCGTCGCCGAAGACCACACAAGCTTCCGGGCCCGCGTCAATGCCGCGTTGCAGGATCCTTCGAATCTCCGCCGCCGTGCGCCGAGGTTGGCGCCCGTTGGGGTCCGCTCCCCCGTTGTTCCTTGACCACTCCTTGCAGGAGTGGCACCAGACGTCGCGCTTGTACTTGACGCCCTTGCCGCACGTGGTGCCGTCCGCGAAGACGACCGCGCACGTACCCTGGACCATCCGAGCCTCCATACAGGTTCGGGGCCCCGGACCGGAAGCTCTCACCTTCCGCCGGGGCCGTTTAGTTGTTGATCCATTCTATCCGTTTTGCCTGCTCAGAGGCACTTTTGACCACTTATCAGCGGCCTCGTCCGGAGACACTGATGGTCACCAGGGCGTCCATGGCCGGCGGGCTCTCAATGTCCGAGCTCAGGCAGACGCAGAACGTGGAGCAGTCGAACGTGTTGAAGGTGACGGGCATGCCGTCGCGGCCGTAGACGTCGGACGAACTTTCGCAGACGCCGCCGCACTCGACGGTCGCGCGGCCGGTCTGCCCGTCGAGCGTGACGGCGCCGCCCGCCGGACAGAACGAAACGTGGAAGTAGCTGTGCGGGTCGCACCGGTTGAAGTCGGCGGTCTCGTCGCAGGTGAGTCCGGCTTCGCCCTGCTCGTAGATCTCAATCGTCAGGTTCCGCAGGTCCGTCGACCCGGCGCGGACGGTGACGATCGGCACGTCCGACGTCCACGTCGGCCGGCTGGTCAGATCCATGGTGTAGCAGGTCCGCTCTGCGGCCAGCGGCAGGCAGAAGCAGGTGTTGAGCGGCGCTCCTGGCAGCGGCGGTGCTGGGGTGGCGCAGCGGGTGTCGGCGCAGGCCGCGGTCGGGTCGACGCAGGCCGCGAACCGGCAGCCGCCTGGGCACTGGTCGGCCGACCCGGCAGGGTGCACGCACCAGGTCACGCAGGAGCCGTCCAGGTCCATCGGCGGCACGACCTCCAGCACCGACACGGGATCGGTCCACAGCCACGGCACAGCGGCCGTCAGGACGAACTCGACGGTCAAGATGTCGGCGCCGGACTGGCATTGGCCGGTGCCGCAACCGTCGCCGGCCCGCGCGGTCACCTTGGGCCCTTCGGTCAGGGCGACGCGGCGCAGCGTCCTGCGGTGCCGGGCGTTGAACTCGGCCGGGGTCAGGCCCTCGTCGCCGGGGCAGCAGTTGTACGTGACCAGGCAATCGCCGTCACAGTCGCCGCTGACGCAGCCCTGCAGGACCTGCGACAGCCAGTGCAGCCCGTAGTCCACGCCGCAGCAGGTGGAGCCGAGGACCAACGCGGTCACGGTGATCGTGCGCGGCAGCGCCCGCGCGGGGCCGATCGAGCCGCCACCGGCGATGCCGCCGGTCACCGACCGCTGCACCGGGAAGTCGTCCAGGCCGGCGACGTCGAGGACCATCAGCCCGGCGAACTCGGTGCTCTCGGGCACGTCCGGGTCGTACCAGGGCGCCGGGCTCGCCGGGTCGTCCGGTGTCGTGTACGGCAGTTCCTCGAGGACCTCGTTGCCGAACGTGGGGCAGCCGCAGCCGTTGTAGCCGGTCAGCGGCGAACCGACTGTCTCCAGGTAGGTGTTGAGCCGGGCGTGGTTCACCAGCTCCACCCCGCCGAACTGTAGGTACCACTCGACCGCCATCAGCCCGTCACTCCCGCCGCCAGGACGAGGCGGTTCACCACGCGGTGCGCCGTCATGTGCGCATCGCCCACCTCGTTGATCGTCCAGTGGTTCGTCATCTGCAGCCCGCCCCCGGCCGCGGCCGCCGCGCGGGCGCCGCGGCCCACGGTCATCGGCGGGTCGTCGGGGCCTCGGCCGCGCTGCGAGCGGGTCAGCGGGATCACCACGCCGTCCCTGCCCCCTCCGAGGACGGTGAGCTGGGCGGCCACGCCGTCCGCCAGGTCGCGGGCCGCCGCCCGGGACGCGTCCTGCAGGCCAGCCAGCCGCCGCAGGAAACCGAGGTGCAGGCCGAGCCCGGTCAGGTCGCCGATCTTCATGAACACCCGGCTCGGACTGTGGATCTTCAACGCGGCACGGATCGCGGACTGCATGCCCTTGGCGATGTCGAGCATGAGCTTCTCGATCGCCTTCTGCTGGCCCTTCAACCCGGCCAGGAAGCCCTTCGCGGCCTGGGCGCCCGAGTCGTACAGCAGGTCCGCGCTGGTCTGGCCGAGCGTGCCGGATGCCTTGGAGAGCTGGCTCTGCAGGCTGTTGAGCCGCTTCAGCTGATCCGACGTCGCCGACGACAGCGCGACGGCCAGGTCGGCGCCCTGGTTCGCGCCAAGGCCGATCACCTGCTCCAGCAGGCTCTTGGCCAGGCCCCGCTTGCCGAGCTTGCTGATCTGGCTGGTGAACGTCTTCACCTGGTTCACCGCGTTCTGCAGACCCGCCGTGAGGGACGACGTGGTCACGTGGTCGGTGCCCTGGGGGAGGTTCTGCAGGGAGAACGCCGACACGGCCGCGTTCGTCGTGTCGGTGGCGAACTTCTGCGCGTCCGCGATCCGCTGAGCGATCTTGTCGCGCTGCGCGGCGAGGCTCTGCAGCTTCGTGTTGCCCGAGTTGAGCATCGCCACGAGCCGGTCGTCGACCTTCGAGTTCTTGCCCTTGAAGGCGTCCGCGATGGCCTTCACCATCGAGTCGGTCGTGGACTTGATCTGCGCCGCGGTGCCGGTCAAGCCCTTGACGAATCCGGCGCCTACCTGCTGGCCGATCTTCGCGAACACCTTGGACGGCGAGGCGATCTGCAGCCGGTCCTCCGCCGCGGTGACCGCCGAGTCCGCCATGTCGTGCACGGCCGCCACGATCAGCCCGGCGTTGTCACGGATGCCCGCGACCATGCCCTGCACTACCTGGGCGCCGACGCCGTCCAGCAGGCTCGCAATGCCCGTCAGCGCGCTGCGCAGGCTGGACACGGCTCCGTTGGCGGCCGCGTTGCCCGTGGCCGTGCCCGTGACGGCGGCGAGGGTGCGGGCCTGGGTGACGCCGAGCATGTCGAGCAGACCGGACTGGGCGGCGAGCTGCGCGGCCCTGCGGGGCTTGGTGAGCGGGATGACGACCTCGGGCCCTGCCTCACCGATCAGAGCGTGCGTCGGCCCGTACACGATGCCGCCCCGGGCGAACGGCAGGTACTTCCGCACCGAGTCCGGGATCCCGCTCTTGATCTTGGACATGATCTTCGAGCCGACATTGCCGATGGCGTCGAGGATCTTCCCGGGCAGACCGGAGAACAGGTCCACCACGCCCGAGATGAGGCTGGACACAGCGTCCTTCGCCGACTTGACCGCGCTACGGAACGCCCCGGCGATCTTCGACCCGACGGACGTCAGGGCCCTGCCGATCCGGCCGGGCAGCTCGGAGAAGAACGACACCACCGACGACCCGGCGGACCTGGCGGCGCTGAGCGCGGACGAGCCGGCCGACCGGAACAGGCTGGACAGCTTGCCCGGCAGCGCTGCCAGCGCGGAGCCGACCCGGCCGGGCAGCTCGGAGAAGAACGACGCCGCCGAGGACAAGAACGACGAGATCGCCGACGTGACCGCGTTGAACGCGGACTGGAAGGCGTTCAGCAGCGACGAGCCCAGCGACGCCAGTCCGCTGGCGATCTTCCCTGGCAGTTCGGTGAAGGTGAAGACGATCCCGGCGAGGATCGTCAGCAGGGCGATGGCCACGCCGGCGACAGCCGTGGTGAAAGCGTCGAGCAGGGCCCCGGGCAGTGCCGCCAACGCGGCGGTGATCTTGCCTGGCAGGTCGGTGAAAGACTTGACCACCGCATCGACGCCCTCGCTGACCTTCTGCTTCACCCATTCGAAGGCGGAGGAGAAGGCGTCGGAAATGCTGGAGCCGAGCGACGACAGCCCGCTGGTGATCTGCCCGGGCAGGCCGACGATGAAGTTGACGACGCTGGTGGCACCGTTGATCAGCTCGGTCAGCACGGTGACGACGCCCTTGATCACCGGCACGACGACGTTGAGCGTCGTCCATTGCAAGATCGCAGCGGCCACCTGCAGGATCGGCCCGGCCAGCCCGGCGATCATCCCCACCAGCGGGGTCAGCGCAGCGACCAGCTGAACGATCGACGGGATCAGCGGCATGACCGCGAACACGACCTGCATGAACGCGTCGATCAGGCCGGGCAGGACCGGCAGCAGCGCAGCCGTGAACTGCAAGATCAACGGGGCGAAGGCGGCGACGACCTGTGCCACGGCCTGGGCGATGACCGGAAACAGCGGCGCCAGCTGCAGGAGCACCTGCGCGAGCGCCTGCCCGACACCAACGGCGAGCGGCGTGAGCGCCTGGACCAGCGTCACGAAAGCCTGCGACAGGATCGGCAGGACCGGCATCAGTGCCGTGACCAGTGCAGAGATCACCGGGCCGAGGGCCTGCGCCACGGCGGACAGGACCGGCGCGAGGGCCTGCGCCAGGATGGCCGCGAGCTGCCCGGCGAGCGGCAGCAGCGGTGCCAACGCGGTGAGGATCTGCGCCAGCGCGGCACCCAGGAGGCCCAGCGCGGGCCCGAGAATAGCGAGCCCCTGCGCGAGGGCCTGCCCGACCGTGGCCAGAGCTGGAGCGATCGCCGCGAGGCCCGGCCCCAGAGCGTTGATCAGGTTGACGATCGCCGGGCCCAGCGCCGTGAAGATCGGCGTGAGCGCCGGGGCGATCGCCCCGATCTG